CGGTGGGGAGTGGGGCGACGGTGGAGCTGCCGAGCGGTGCGGTGGCGTGGGGGGATGTGAGCAAGGCGGGGTCCACGCTGAATGACCTGGTCACGCTGAGCACGTCGAAGGCCATCACCGGGACGACGTTGGATCTGGCGGCTAACGGGCTGGCGGGGGGGGATGTGAACAAGGCCGGGTCGACGCTGGATGACCTGGTGACGCTGAGCACGTCGAAGGCCGTGACGGGCACCGCGGCGTTCTTCTCTGGGGCGGGTACGATCGGCGGGGCGCTGGTCGTGACGGGCACCTCGCGGTTTGAGAATCTGATGACGGTCAATGCGAACGGGGATTTCGACAGTATCAGCGTGGCGGGGGTGAGCGATCTGACTTCGATCACGAATAGCGGGGCGAATCCGATCACGATCAATGACGACCTGGTGGTGACGGGGACGTTGACGCTGGGCGGGTATGCCTGGACGATCAGCGAACCGATCACTATTTCCGGGGTGCTGACGAATGTGCGGGTGTTGTACTACGTTGTGAATCCGTAGGACGGAGCGGACGGCTCGGACGGCTCGGTCAGAGACCGGCCTGAGCGGTGGACGGAGCGGACGGCTCGGTCAGAGACCGGCCTGAGCGGTGGACGGAGCGGACGGGATGACGCAGCGCGTGTGTGTGGTCTGTCGGAATTTCGAGGAGGAGCGGGTGCTGCCGCGGATGGCGCGCGCGCTGCGGGATGGGTTGGGGTGGGGGTTGGGGGCGGCGCCGGACCCGGCGGCGGATGTGGTGTATTGGCTGGGGTATTTCGAGGGATCAGGAGTCAGGAGTCAGGGGCCAGGGGGCCGGGGGCAGTTGGAGGCGGGGTATTTCACGCATCGGGAGGAGGCGCCGCCGGACGGGCCGAAGACGCGGCTGTATGATGAGGTCGCCCGGCGGGTGGATTTGCGGGTGGCGATGTGCCGGCGGTATGGGCTGCCGTTGAGTGAGTTGGGGGCGACGATCATTGCGCCGCTGCCGGTGGAGGAGCGGTTTGTGATCAGGGCGGCTCGGTCGGGAGACCGGCCTGAGCGAGGTGGACGAAATGGACGAGGTGGACGGCCGATCGTGGGGGTGAGCGGGTATACGTATGGTAATCAGCGGAAGGGGGAGGATCTGGTGCGGGGGCTGGTGGCCTCGAAGGTGGGGAGTGGGTGCGAGTGGTGGGCGAGCGGGCGCGGGTGGCCGGTGACGACGCGGGCGTACACGTGGGCGGAGATGCCGGCGTTCTATCAGGGGTTGGATGTGTTGGTGTGTCCGAGCCGGGTGGAAGGCGGGCCGCTGCCGGTGTTGGAGGCGTTGGCGTGTGGGGTGCGGGTGGTGGTGCCGCAGGGCGTGGGGATTCTGGATGAGATTGGCTGGCGGACGAAGGACGAAGGACGGACGACGAACGATGTGCCGGGGATTTTTCGGTATGAACGGGGGAGCCTGGCCGGTCTGATCGAGGCGCTGGGGCGGGCGGTGGAGCTGGGCGCGCGGGATGATGGGGAGCGGGAGGGGCTGCGGGCGGCGGTGGCGGGGCATTCGGTGGCGGGGTTTGTGGAGGCGCACCGGGTGGGGTTTGCGGGGTTGGGGAGCGCGGGAGCAGGGGGGCGGGGGACGAAGGACGAAGGACGAAGGACGGACGGGGAGGCCAGCGGGCCGGTGGCGGCGCAGGTGCGGGGGGCGCGGTCGACGCGGGGGATTTATTGTGTGGCGTTTGGGGCGCCGGCGCGGGCGATGGCCAGCCGGATGATGCTGAGCGCGCAGAGATTTATGCCGGAGGTGCCGATTTGCTTATGCGCGGCCAGCCGGATCGGGCCGGAGGCGGTGTTCGTGGAGCAGCCGGATAGTGATGTGGGGGGGCGGCGGGCGAAGCTGTTGGTGGATGTGGTGACGCCGGCGGAGTGGGAGACGGTGCTGTATCTGGATGCGGATACGGAGGTGGTGGCGCCGATCTACCCCTATTTCGAGTGGGTGGAGGATGGCTGGGAGCTGGTGATTTGCCAGGATATTCAGAGCGCGGAGACGCTGGTGGGGTATGAGCGGAAGGCGAACCAGGCGGAGGTGGTGGAGACGCTGCGGGTGGTGGGGACGCCGCAGACGTTGCAGTATAACGGGGGGGCCTGGGCGTTTCGGCGCTGTGCGCGGACGGCGCGCTTTTTCGCCCGGTGGCGGGCGGAGTGGGAGCGGTGGGCGCAGCGGGATCAGGGGGCGCTGTTGCGGGCGCTGCATGCGGAGCCGCTGCGGGTGTGGGTATTGGGGAATGAGTGGAATACGTTTCCGAAGTTCCAGCCGGGGCTGCAGACGGCGGGGTTGTTGCATTGGCCGGGGGAGGCGCGGCGGTGGGAGGGGGCGCTGCCGGGGCGGATTGATGGGGCCGGGGCCTGGGCGGCGGTGCAGCGGTTTGAGGGGCAGCGGAGAGGGCGATGAGGGGGGGCGACGAAGGACGAAGGACGGACGACGAACGGCTGGCGGATCGGGAGTGCGAGCGGTGCGGGGGGACGGGGGTGGATGCGGCCGGGGCGGTGTGTCTGTGCGTGTTTGTGGATCGGGCGACGCGGCGGGGGTGGAATGGGTTTGTGCGGGAGTTGTGTGAGGGGATGGACGGTACGGAATGCGGCTCCCGTTGTTGAGCCGCTCAGATATAGGGCATGAGGAGTCAAGACGATGGATGGGATGGCACAAGTGGGGTCGTTTGATCAGGCGACGAACGAGGCGATGATCACAAACATGAAGCGCATCGTGGATGAGTGGGCGGCGTTGGGGCAGAACAAGGCCAGTGCGCAGGCATCACTGCAGGATCAACTGAATGCGCAGCATCTGCGGTTCGTGGATGATCAGCACACGCTAGTCATGCGGAGCGCGGATTTGGGCGCGGCGTTGGCGAACCGAGTGGCGCAGAACCACGCGACACTGGATAACCTGGTCTGGGCCGGCGAGGTGGACACAACGGCCCAGGGGGCCATGGCAACGAATCTGAGCAATCAGATGCGCAGCGTGGCCTTCGAGGCGGTGCAGAGTGCGATGGCGCAGGCGGCGGTGACGTCTCCACCGGCACAAGGGACGACGGGCGTGGCGAATGGGGCGTTGCAGACGCAGGTGGCGCCGGAGCTGGCGCAGATTCTCGTCAACGCCAATACGGTGCAGACGGCTTTGCTGGCCGAACTGGCGCAGATCGAGAAGGCGTTGGCTGTACTCCTCGTGCGCGTGACGGGGGATGCGGCGGTCGGGTAAGGGGGTGGGCGCGGCACGGTGTAGCCGTGCCGCGGGATGGGGTGGGCGATGACGACGGGATTGTGGCTGTGGGGGCCGGATGCGGAGCTGGCGCGGTTGGCGCGGCGGCAGGGGCTGGCGGTGATGGTTCGGTCGGAGACCGGCCCGAGCGAAACGGCTCGGTCGGAGACCGGCCTGAGCGCGTCCGGCCTGGGCGGGGCGTGGCCGTTCGACGATCGGGGTTTGATCGTGGAGCCGGGGACGGGGGTGCCGTGGGATTTGGTGCCGGCGGGGCTGCGGTTTGTGGAGCGGTGGGAGTTGGCGGCGCCGTTGGAAGCGGGGGGCCTGCTGGCGGCGGAGATCGGGTCGGCGGCGGAGCGGGAGCGGACGCGGGCGATCGTGGGGGATTTGCGGGTGCCGGTTTACGCGAGCGGGCTGGTGTTTGGGCGCGCGTGTGCGGCGACGCGGGGGTTTTGGGATTATTGGGCCGCGGAGCGGGCTGCGGGGCCGGACAGCCGGCTGGCATTTTTGCGGGCGTTGTATTTGTGTAAGCCGTTATTTTTGGCGCTGCCGCGGGCGTGGCTCGGTCAGGAGACCGGCCACAGCGGGGAGACCGGCTCCAGCAGGCGGGGCGGGCGGCGGGTGGTGGCCCAGGGGTTGCCGGAGCTGGTGCATGTGGAGATCGCGCCGGGGCGGTATGTGTGCTGCCGGCCGGATGAGGTGGCGGCGTATGCGGCGCGGTTTGCGCAGATGCAGGTGCGGCGGCGGACGACGGGGTGAGGTATGGCGGCGTTTTGCACGGTTGGGGATCTGGCGAGCTTTCTGCAGGTGACGATTCCGGCGGGGAGCGCGGCGGCGACGCGGGCGATTACGGAGGCGAGCGCGGCGATTCAGGATTATTGCCACCAGGTGCTCGAAGCGGTGGACGACGACGAGGTGGCGTTCGATGTGGAGGGACGCGGCCGGAAGTTGTTTTTGCCGGAGTTGCCGGTGACCGCGGTGGATGAGGTGGTGGAGCACGAGGTGACGCTGAGCGCGGGGAGCGATTATCAGCTCGGTAACCACGGGATGCTGCACCGGATCGGGGCGTTTTGGGCCAGTGGGGTGCAGGCAGTGACGGTGACGTACTCGCATGGGTATGCGACGCTGCCGGAGATGGTGGTGGCGGTGTGCACGCGGGCGGCGGCGCGGGCGTATCAGGCCGGGCTGCGGAGTGCGGAGGCGGGGGGGGTGGCGGGGGTGCAGGCGCTGGGGTTGGGCGATTATTCGGTGACGTATGGGAGCGAGGGGGCCGCGGGCGGCGGGGGGAGCCTGGGGGCGAGCGCGGCGCCGCTGTTGCTGCCGAGCGAGAAGCGGGCGTTGGAGCGGTATCGGGTGGTGGGGGCGTAGGAAATGAGTGAGAGCTGCCAACTTCCCGAAAGTTGGCAGCTCTGGGGGGGACGGGATGGGGATCGAGGCGCTGTTTACACATGAGTTTGGGATTAGTCGGCCGACGCGGACGGGGGATGGGCAGGGGGGTTGGGCGGCGGGGTATGCGGACGCGGGGCGCGTGTGGGGGCGGCTGCGGCCAGCGGCGGTGAGCGAGCGGACGGCGGCGGCGCAACGCCAGGCGGTGATCAGTCATGTGCTGTATGTGGGGCCGGCGGCGGATGTGCGGCGGGGGGATCTGGTGAGTGGGGCGGGGCAGGTGGTGAAGGTGGAGGGGGTGCGGGAGCCGAGCCACGCGGGGCATCATTTGGAGATTGATTGTTGGGAGTTGCAGAAGGAGCGCGAGCAGGAGGCGGGGAGCTGAGGCGCAGGGGCGCGAGGGGAGGGGCTGATGGCGCAGGTACGGGTGGAGTGGGACACGGCCGAGTTTATGGCGGCGGTGGGGGGCCGGGTGGTGCGCGGGATGGATCGGGCGTGTCAGTTTGCGGCCGGGGTGGCGCGGGGGAAGGCGCCGAAGGATTCCGGCCAGATGGCAGGAGGGATTGATTACGAGGTGACGGCGCGCGGGAATGCGGTGGAGGGGCGCGTGGGGGGCAAGAAGAACGTGGCATTTTATGAATTTTTCGTGGAGCTGGGGACGAAGAAAATGGCGGCCAGGCCCCATTTGCGGCCGGCGGTGTTGGAGAATGGGGCAGAGATCGTGAAGTTGATCGAGCAGGGGTAGGGGTTTGGAACACGAAGGCGCGAAGTGCCGCGAAGAGCACGAAGCGCGAAGGACGCGAAGGGATGGAGTTGACGGCGGCGATTTACGCGCGGTTGGCGGGGGATGGGACGTTGGGGGGGCTGCTGGCGCGCTATGAGGGCGGGCCGGCGCTCTTTACGACGGACCCAGCGCCGGGGGATGCGTCGCTGCCGTATGTGGTGACGGCGGGGGCGGTGGCGCAGCGGCCGTTCGAGGCGAAGAACCGCGGGGGGCGGGAGGTGTTCCGCGATGTGCGGTGTTATGCGCCGGCGAGCGGGAGCGCGGCGCTGGTGGAGGCGCTGGCGGAGCGGGTGCGGGCGCTGTTGCATCGGTGGCCGCTGGTGGTGAGTGGGTGGGAGACGTGGGTGGCGGAGGCGAGTGGGCCGGTGGCGGCGGATGAGGAGGATGCGTATGGGCGGGTGGTGAGTTTGCGGTGGGTGGTGATGGCGGAGTAGTGTGGACGGGATGGACGAGATGGACAGGGACGGCTCGGTCGGAGACCGGCCTGAGCGGACGACCGGCCTGAGCACAGGGACAAACAAGGGGGGGACATGAACGGGGCAGATGTGTTGTTGCTGGTGAATACGGGGACGTTGAATTCGCCGACGTGGACGGCGGTGGGGAGCCAGCGGGGGGTGACGTTCGAGGAGACGAATGAGGAGATTGATGTGTCCTCGAAGGACTCGCGGGCGGGCCGGGTGATCGCGGGGCGCTACGGGGCGACGTTGTCGCTGGATGCGCTGTATGTGCCGAATGATGCGGCGTATCTGGCGCTGAAGACGGCGCTGCGGGCGGGGGAGCTGATCAAGATCCGGCGGGAGGAGCTGGGGACGGCGACGGAGGAGGCGGATGCGCTGATCACGTCGATGAGCGAGGAGGCGCCGGATCAGGAGGGCGCGACGATTAGCATCGAGATGACGGTGGATGGGGAATGGGATGTTGTGGGGTCGTGATGACGCACGGTCAGAAACCGGCTTAAGTGGTTGGACAGGATGGACAGGATGGAGAGGAACAGGACGACGGGGGCGCGGGGCGAGGCCAGGTTGAACGTGACGGGAGAGGAGTATCCGATCCTGTTTACGAACCGGGCGCTGGCGCAGGCGGAGCGAGTTTTGGGGAAGCCGATGCTGCAACTGCTGGCGGCGCTCCAGGGTAATTCGATGGGCATCGCGGAGATGGCGCAACTGCTGGCGGTCGGGATGGAGTTCGGGCGGCGGGATGCGCGCGTGGGCCAACGGGCGTACACGCTGGAGGACGCGTGGCAGGTGATGGATGGGTTGGGATTTACGGCCGTGACGTCGGCGGTCGTGGGTGCGATTGCGGATGTGCTGAGCTACAGTCCTCCACAGGAGGGCAGTGAGGTCCCCCCGGCCTGAGCCAGGAGTGGGATTGGGATGAACTCCTGGCGCAGGCGTTGCGGTTTGGTATGACCGTAGGTGAGTTTTGGGAGCTAACGCCGCGTGAGACGACGGTGGCGCTGCAGGCGGCGGTGTGGCGGTTGGAGCGGGCGCGGGAGCGGGATTTGGCGCTGGCGTGGCATATAGTGGCGCTGGATCGCACGAAGCGGCTGCCAACGCTAAAGCGGCTGCTGAGGCCGGGAACAACGCGGCGGCTGGCGGGAGATGAGAAGACGCGGCGAGCGGCAGAGTTTCGGGAACTAGCGGAGCGGATGGGGTAGTAGAAAATGGCTGAGTCAAAACTTGGGACGGCCTATGTGGCGATCCGGGCGACGTTGGATAAGCTCGATGATGACCTGAAAACAGCGCGGGAGAAGGTCGAAAAGGGGCTGAGCGGTGCGCTGGATAAGGTCGGTAAGAGCATGGTTACAACCGGGGCGACGCTGACGGCCGCTGTCACGGCGCCGATTTTGGGCCTGGGCGCGGCGGTGCTGAGTGTGGGCGGACAGTTCGACGAGGCGATGGACACAATTCGGACGACGACGGGGGCCACCGGGGCGACGCTGACGGGGCTGGGCGAGGATGTGAAGGCGGTGTTCGGGGCGATTCCGACGGACATGGCGACGGCGGCCACTGCAATTGCTGATCTGAATGCACGGACGGGGCAGACGGGCAAGGGCTTGCAGGAGTTGGCGCAGGCGGAGATCGAGCTGGCACGCATCACGGGCGGGGAGCTGAGCAGCCAGATCCAGAATTCGACGCGCATGTTCGGCGATTGGGGCATCGCGGTGACGGACCAGGTGCCGGCGCTGGATGCGCTGCTGCGGGCGCACCAGGCGACGGGCATCGGGGTAGATAGCCTGGCGGCGAAGCTGGTGCAGTTCGGGGCGCCGTTGCGACAGATGGGGTTTGATTTCGAGACGAGTGCGGCGTTGATCGGCAAGTTCGAGAAGGAAGGCGTGAATACGGAACTGGTGCTGGGGTCGCTGCGCATCGCGCTGGGGAAGATGGCGAAGGCGGGGATCGAGCCGAAGGAGGGCTTGCAGGCCCTGGTCGAGGAGATCAAGAATACCGGGAGCACGGCCGAGGCGAACAGCCTGGCGATTGCGGCGTTTGGGGCGCGTGCCGGGCCGGACATGGCGGCGGCGATCCGGGAGGGGCGGTTCGATCTGGGGGAGTTGTACAAGCAGATTGCGAACGGCAGCGAGACGGTGAAGAAGGCGGCGGCGGATACGGGGGATTATGCCGAGCAGTTCACGGTGCTGAAAAACAAGGTGATGTTAGCGGCGCTGCCGTTGGGGGTGACGCTGTTTGGGGCGATCAATAATCTGATGCCGCTACTGGAGCGGGTCATCGGGTTTGTAGCGGGGTTGATCGAGAAGTTCAGCAATCTGCCAGTGGGAGTTCAGACGGGAATCCTGGCGTTCCTGGGGGTGATTGCGGCGATCGGGCCGGTCGTGACCGTGATTGGCGGGCTGATCACGGGGATCGGGGCGATCAGCACGGCGTTCGCGGCGGTGGGTGCGTTCATGGCCACAGCGGTGGCGCCGATTGTGGCGGCGATCCTGCCGATTGCGTTACCGATTCTGGCGATCATTGCAGTTCTGGTATTGCTCTATTCCGCGTGGACCAACAACTGGGGCGGCATCAGGGATAAGGTGATGGAGATCGTGCCCCAGATCGGGGCGTTCCTGGGGACAGCCTGGGAGACGATCAAAGCGGCGGCAATCACAGCGTGGACGGCGATCAGTGCGTTCTTCACGACCACCTGGACGAACATTTCCACCACGGCGACGACGATCTGGACGGCGATCGGTGCATTCTTTACGACGATCATGACGCTGGTGGCGAACGCGATTACGACGACCTGGGACGTGATCCGGGCGACGGTGACGGCGGTCTGGACGGTGATCCAGGCGGTGGCGACGGCGATCTGGCAGGCGATTAGCCTGATGATCGAGACGACGCTGACGGTGCTGGCTGGGGTGATTACGGCGGTGCTGCAGGTGATGCAGGGCAATTTCGCGGGGGCCTGGGAGACGATCAAGACGACGGCGACGACGGCCTTCACGGGGCTACGGGATGGTGTAGTGGGCATTCTGAACGGGTTGGTGGCTGCGGCCGCGAGCGCGGGTACGGGGATGATGACGGCGTTCCGGGATGCGATTGTGAGCCGGGCGAATGCGGCGTTGGATGCGGTGCGGGCGATTGTGGCGCAGATTCGTAATCTGCTGCCAGGGTCCGACGCGGAGATGGGGCCGCTGAGCGATCTGACGGCCTCGGGGCGGGCGCTGCCGGCGACGCTGGCCGCGGGGATCATGGCGAACGCGGGGGCCGTGAGGAATGCGGCGATGGCGATGGCGGCGGGGGCGCAGACGACGTTGGGCGGGATGATGATGGCTCCGCCTGGGCCGGGCGCGGCGCCGGGACTGGGGGCAGGGGGCAGGGGGCAGGGGGCAGGGGGCACGACGGGGCAGGCGGTGAGTGTGACGATCAATAATCCGCGCGGGGAGCCGAGCGAGACGAGCCTGGTGAAGCAGTTGCGGAATTTGGCGTATTTGGGGGTGCTGGAGCCGGTGGGGGCGATGGCGTGATGGTGGACGCGGTGGACAACGGGGAGGGATGAGATGGCGGACAAGTTGTGGTATTTGGTGAATGCGGCGACGCAGGAGCGGGTGCCGGTCAAGTTGGTGGATATTGGGGGCGGCCTGTATGCGCAGGCGGTGGCGGGGCCGTTGACTGATACGCAACTGAGGGCGACGGCGGTGCCGGTAAGTGGGACGGTGACGGCCAGCGGGCCGTTGACTGATACGCAACTGAGGGCGACGGCGGTGCCGGTAAGTGGGACGGTGACGGCCAGCGGGCCGCTGACTGATACGCAGTTGCGGGCCGCGGATGTGAAAATGTCACTGGATGGGGAGGAGGTGCAGGGGAAGCGCGTGGCGAGCGGGACGTATGCCAGCGCAGTGAGCGTGCTCTCGACGGCGACGGCGATCATTGCGGCCAACGCGAACCGGATTGGGGTCGAAGTGCATCACCAGGGCACGGCGACGGCACGGGTGTGGTTAGGGGCAGATAACACGCTGACGGCGGGCGCGACTGGCAAGAACTTCGGCTATCTCGATCCAGGCGACACCTGGGAGCGCAGGGATTACACCGGTGCGGTGTACGGCCGGACTGAGGCAGGGACGGCCTACGTGAGTTCACTGGAGGTATGACATGGTGGCGAGAAAACCAACGCGGACGGTTGAGGAGCAGCCGGCGGCGACGATGGAGCAGCGGCTGGCGATCAGTTCGGACATCCGCGATTTTACCAATCTGATGCGCGAGACGCTGACGCGCATCGAGCGCATGGTGCTGGCTTTTGGTGGGATGGCAGAGGGCGAACAGGCGGCCATGGCGGGGGTGTTGACCGCAGACGAAGTGGCCGAGCTGGGGGCGATGGCGAACCTGGCGCAGTTGTTCGTGCTTGACGTGCGGGCGGCCGCGCCGACGTTTTTGCCTGGCCCGACATCTGTGCCGACCCTGCCATAGGAGGCTGCTGTGACGTTCAAGCGCGCGCCCGTGGTGGCTGAGCCACCGGCGACATGGTTGCCGATCTCATATGGCGGCAACACGTACTACAACCGCATGGTCTGGATTCCTGAATTCACCATCGCTGAAGTCAGCGGCGTGACGTTCGGCGGGTTCTATGCGGGCAAGTACATCGCGTCGCAGCCGAACGCGACGGCCAGCAACGATAAGCCGAACGTGGCCGATAGCGCCGATCCGGGCAGCGTGCCGGCGCTATCGCAGTACTCGGTCGCGCCGTGGCGTTACATCACGTACTGGAACGCCAGGAAAGCCGCGGCGAACTGCGGGGTGGGTTATCACCTATTGACCAGTTTTGAGTGGGCTTCGCTGGCGTTCTGGGGTAAAAAGTACGGTACGATGCCGAGCGGCAATAACGCCAACACGAATCCACCGAGCAGTACCGAGTGGACAGCCGAGAAGGCGAAACTCGACCTGGCGTGTAATGCCAGGAATGCGGGTTGGTACGCCAACCTGGTCGGCACCGGGCCGAATACCTGGGCGCACAACCACCAGGCGGACGGGGTCTTCGACTTGAACGGCAATATGTGGGAGTGGAATCTGGGACTCCATCTCAGAACCGCGGATGAGGGTGCAGCCGCGGGGATGCCGTTGGTGCTGGCGTCGTTGAGTGTGTCGCTGACCGGCTCACCTTATGGCTCCAGCACGGCGACAGCCAGTAACTCATTGACGGACGGCAGTAAGGCGTGGATAACCAACGAATTTGCCGGTTGCGAACTGATGGACAGCGCGGGGACGCGGCACGCGGTTGCGAGTAACACAGCCACGGTACTGACGCTATCCAGTGGCCTAACACCGGCTAGTGGGGCCTACGAAATTCTGCGGGCCGTGGCAACCGACATCGTGGCGGGGATGAGCAGCGGCAACAGAATCCTGACGCTGCGCAACAGCGATGCCGATCTGAAGGCGTTTGCATTGCCGGCGACCAGCGATGGGACAGGCGCGACGGCGTATGGCGCAGACGTCTACTATTTCAATGCGGCTGATCCTGGTGCAGCGCCGAACGCGACGCGCGCGGCGCTCCGTGGTGGCCACTGGCTCGATGGGACGGCCGCGGGTGTGTTTACGCTCGACTTGGACTTCGACCCGTCGTGCGCGGTCGACAGCTTCGGCTTTCGCGTCGGCAAGGCGGTGTAGCTCTGCGATCCGTCATCTGGCACTCTGTTAAACCGGATAAAAATCATGGAAGAATTGACAATCTACCAGAGGCAGTACGATCTGATTCTGTACGCTTTCCCGATCATCAACGGCTTTCCGAAGGGGCAGCGGTTCGTGTTGGGACAGCAGATACAGAATTGCCTGCTCGACATCGCTAAGTTGATTGTGCAGGCGAACAAGCAACGAACCAACCGCCTGCCGATCCTGGCGCAGGCGGACATCGAGATCGAGAAGCTGCGCTTGCTGATCCGACTGGCGAAGGACTTGCGCATGGTGAGCGTGAAGCAGTACGGCACGCTGGCGGAACGGATCAATGAAATCGGTCGGTTACTCGGCGGCTGGCTGAAGAGTCAGACGGCGGGTTCGCGATAGGGTGGCGGCCGTAGCGGCGCTCCGTGGTGGGAACTGGAACAATGGGTCGAACGCGGGTGTGTTTACGCTGAACTGGAACAACGTCCCGGCGAACGCGAACAACAACATCGGCTTCCGCGTCGGCAAGCGATACTGTCAGACTTCGGACGCTCACGGGCGACCGAACTGGGCCTTATCGCCTTGGGGTCGCCATCCTGCCTGAGTCCACGCGTTGGGCCAGGCGAATACATGAAACCCCGCACATCGGGGGACTGGCGGCGCGGTTGGGCCAGTAGCACGACGACCGCCCGACCGCGCCGCAACGGAGCGCCAATGGCAAAGACTTATCCACATCTGTTTGAACAGATTACGGACTTCGGCAACCTCCATGCGGCCTATCTCAAGGCGCGACGAGGGAAACGCTACTCGGCAGATGCACTGCGGTTCGGCGCTAATTTGGAAGAGGAACTCCTGGCATTGCAAGATGAGCTGCGTCAGGGCATCTATCGCACGGGAAGTTACAACGTGTTCATGGTCTATGAGCCGAAGGCGCGGCAGATTGCGGCACTGCCGTTTCGAGATCGAGTAGCGCAACATGCGCTGTGTCGCGTGATCGAGCCGATCTGGGAGGCGCGCTTCATCCGAGACAGCTATGCGTGTCGGGTTGGGCGGGGTACGCACGCCGGCGCGAATCGGCTGACACAGTTTTTGCGGCAAGCCGAGCGGCGGTGGCCGGGCGCGGTCTACGTGCTGAAGATGGATGTGCGTAGTTATTTTCCGAGCATCAATCACGCGACCCTGCTCGATTTGTTGCGCCGGCATATCGCTTGCGATCCGACCATGGCGCTGATCGAAGGGATCGTCGGTAGTTGGCCGGTCGGTGGCGGTGAGGCAGGTTTACCCATTGGCAATTTGACGAGCCAGTTGTTCGCGAACGTCTACCTGCACGAGTTGGATTTGTTCGTCAAGCAGCAGTTGCACGTCGAGCGGTATGTGCGCTACATGGATGACATGGTGATCGTGGGGTCGGACAAGCGCGAGTTACAGGCGACGCGAGCGCAGATTGCGCAGTTTCTTGACGAGCGGCTGGCGCTCCAGTTGAACCACAAGACGCAGGTGTTTCCGGCGGCGCAGGGCGTGAGCTTTCTAGGGTATCGCATTTGGGCGACGCATCGGTTGTTGGGACGGAGCAGTGCGCGGCGGATGCAGCGCCGACTGCGTGGTTGGCGACGGAGTGGGGTTGCGCCTGCGGAGTTGACGGCCTCGGTACGGAGTTGGCTGGGACACGCGCGCCACGCGAATACGTATCGGCTGCGGCGACGGGTATTGAGCGGGGCGCGGCTGGGCTGATAACAGGGATTACAGGAGCTGAGCGTGGCGCAGACGTGGGAATATGATGGGGTGGATCTGACGACGCTGGGGTACAACGTGCGGCTGCTGGGGGCGCCGGTGAATGTGCCGCCGCGGCGCGGGGAGAATGTGGTGCTGCCGAGCCGGACGGGGCGGCTGTACGCGGCGAAGCGGCTCGATGAGCGGACGGTCTCGCTGGCGATGTTCGTGAAGGATACGCATCCGACGAACTACGGGGCGGGGAGCGAGACGCAACTGCTGGCGAATCTGGATGCGCTGCGGGGGCTGTTTGCGCGGGACGGGCAGCATGTATTGAAGCACACGATGGCCTCTTCGACCCGGCTGGCGACGGCGGAGGTGGTGAACGCGGTGACGTTTGAGCCGCTCGGGGCCGGCAATGCGTTCGGGTTCAGCGTGGAGTTTTTACTGGCGGATCCGCTGTGGTATGCCCAGACGGTGACGACGGTGGGGCCGACGACGATCGGGCAGAGTCCGCAGAATATCACGGTGACGAACGGGGGGACGTATCGGGGCGAGAAGGCGATCCTGACGCTGGTGGGGCCGCTGAGTAATCCGAAGCTGGCGATCGGGGCGACGTGGGTGCAGTTCACGGGGGCGGTGGGGGCCGGGCAGACGCTGGTGCTGCGGTGCGAGGATTTCACGGCGACGCTGGCCGGGGCGGATGTGAGCGGGAATGTGAGCCACGCAGGGGCGCTGAGTTGGTTGCCGCTGCCGGTGGGGGTGAATACGTTGGCGGTGACGACGGGGACGTTGGGGGGCAGCGTGACGGTGGCGTGGACGGCGGCGTTTGTGTGAGGGGCAATCCGGCGGATTGCGAAACAGGAGGTTGAGGGATGGCTAGTATTATCACGACGTGGGGTGAGCTGGGGAAAAACGAGTTCAATGGTAGCGTCTCCCTAACCGTATCTACTGCGGCAGTGCGGACTGGAGTCTATGCGTATCGCGGCAATAATCAGTTCGCGGTGCAGACGTTCGCGGGCAATCTTACCGAACTGTATCTGCGGCTGGCATTTCGGATTGATGATGCCGGCGGGAGTCCGGGAACGTTGATAGCGTTTCGGGATGAAGATGCGGCGGCGCAGATTTCAGTAGCGTACAACGCGGCGACACAGAGTGTGTCATTGGTGCGCGGTGCGACCGTGATTGCGACCGGCGCGGCGGTGATCACCCTGGCTACGTGGTATGTTTTGGAATTGCATCTGGTCCTGAGCGACACTGTAGGAGTGGCTGCCGGAAAGCTCAACGGGGTTACTGACTTCGCGTTCTCTGGAGACACGGTGGCTACTGCTAAGCCGTCAGTGCGCTCAATGGTTATTGGTAATGGGGGATGGGTTGCGTTTTTCGATGACATCGCCATCAACGACACGACAGGCAGTTATCAAAACAGTTGGATCGGCACCGGGGGGGTGTATCTGCTGCGGCCGACGAGCGACGGGGTGACGACGGACTGGGCGCCGAGCACGGGATCGGATGATTATGCGTGCGTGGATGAGGTGCCGGCGAATACGACGGACTGGGTGCAGGCGCAGGCGGCGGGGACGCTCGATCTGTATGGCCTGGGTGATCTGCCGGCGGATGTGAAGACGGTGGACATGGTGGAGACAGTGTGGCAGGCGGCGCTGAGCGAGGCGGGCTGGAATGAGTTGAAGGGGGTGATCCGCCACGGGGGGACGAACTACGTGGATGGCGCGGGGCAGCCGGTGACATCGGTGAAGGAGAACTACGTGCTGTACAAGGGGGCGCCGCTCTACGTGGATCCGGGGGATGCGTCGGCGTGGACGCCGGCGGATGTGAATGCGCTGGAGGCGGGGGTGCAGGTGGCGTAGGACGGGGTGGACGGCTCGGTCTGGAGACCGGCCTGAGCGGGGTGTCGGGAGGAGGCAGGGATGAGCGGGGAGTTGACGCAGGCGGGGGCGAATCGGGCGGTGGCGGCGGGGGTGGGGCAGGCGGTGAGCGGGAGCGCGGGGATGTATGTGGCGCTGGCGACGGCGCTGCCGGGGGCGCCGGAGACGGCGACGCTGGCGACGTTTGCGGCGGATGAGGTGGTGACGGCGGGGTATAGCCGGCTGGCGGTGACGTGGGCCAGTCCGAGCGGGGATCCGTCGGAGATTGCCAACGATGCGGCGATGGAGTTCGGGCCGTTTACGGCGGATCCGCCGGAAGTGGGGTATGCGTGGCTGTGTACGACTTCGACGGGGACGAGCGGGGATGTGTTGGCGTATTGGACGCTGGATGCGCCACGGGATGCGGCGAACGGGGATGCGTTGCGGTTTGCGGTGGGTGGGCTGAAGATTTCGGCGGATTGACCAGGTGGACGCGGTGGACGGGGTGGACGGGGCTCGGTCGGGAGACCGGCCTGAGCGGGGATGCAAGCGATGACGGTTTACGATCTGACGGGGACGGGGGGTTCGGCGAGTACAGGGTCGGCGCGGATGGAAGTGGCGCTGGCCCTGGTCGCGTCGGGGGCCTGCGTTGGCGCGGGGTCGGCGGATCTGAAGCTGATCAAGGGGCTGCGGGTGACGCAGGCGGGCTTGCAGGGGGACGTGGCGACAGACCTGGTGCGGGTGACGCAGGCGGGGCTGCAGGGGGACGTGGGGACGGACCTGGTGCGGGTGACGCAGGCGGGGCTGCAGGTGGATGCGCGGCAGACGGTGCCGGTGGATGTGACGCAGGCGGGTCTGCAGACGGACGTGGCGGGGGAGGCGGTCCGGCTGACACAGGCGGGGGTGCAGGTGGATGGCCGGAGCGTGCGGCCGGAGGTGGCGCTGAACTGTTGGGAGTTTCACGTCACGGATCGGTGGGGCACGTATCTGGCGATGCTGGATGGGGCGTTCGAGAAGGGGTATCTGGCGCAGCTCAACGAGGTGGGGAGCGGGTCGTTCAGGCTGCACGTGAATGATCCGAAGGCGACGAGTGCGAATCTGGCGATCGGGAACGTGGTGCTGGTGCGGTATCGGAATGTGGACGTGGGGGCGTTCGTGATCGAGGAGGTGCAGGAGGCGCTGGTGGGGCCGGATGAGGAGCCTGGGCAGATAATCAGCGTTAGCGGCCGGGGGCTGCTGAGTGGGTTGGAGGCGGGGCTGGTGTATCCGGGGGATCTGGCTGATCCGGCGACGACGACGCGCCAGTTCACCGCGCAGACGCGGGCGGGGATTCTGCTGACGTTGTACAACGAGTTCATGGCGCGGGGCGGCGGTGATCTTTCTCCGGACTTTTCGGCGACGCACGATTCGGGGTTGGCGCTGTGGACGGATAGTACTACGCTGGATGTGAAGGCCGGCGGGTCGCTGCTGGCGACGGCGAAGTCATTGTGTGCGCTGGGGCTGGATCTGACGGTAGAGATGCCGGGGCGGGTGTTGCGGGCGTGGCTGGCGGCGGGGGTGGATCGCAGGGCGACGGTGGTCTTCCGGCATGGGCAGAACCTATTGACCTGCGGACGGCAGCGGTCGGGGCGGGAGCTGGTGAACGCGGTGCTGGCGGAGGGGCAGGGGCTGCTGGTGGAGAGCGTGGATGGGCCAGCGGCGGGCGCGTATGGGCGGCGCGAGGGTTATTTGACGGCGGGGAACTCGGCGGATGTGACGCAGGTGACGGCGGCCAGTGCGCTGTTGTTGGCGCAACGCAAGGCGCCGGCGACGGCGCTGGAGCTGACTGTAACCCCCTATGAGTTTTTCCCGCTGCTCGACTACGGACTGGGTGATACGATCACGCTGGATGCGCCGGGGACGGCGAGCGGGGCGTATCGGGTGTTGAGTGTGGCGATCCGGGAGGTGGGCGGGCCGTGCGAGCTGGCGGTGACGTTGGAGGTGAACAGCCTGGCGCTGGCGTACCTGGTGCGGATGCAGAAGCAACTGGAGGCGAGCCAGGCGAACGCGGCCAGCCAGGCGAGCGCGACGACGGGGCTGGCGCATGCGGAGACACGGCCGCCGGTGCTGGCGGGGCACACGCATGTCGAGGCGGACATCACCGATCTGGAGCACGATGCGGTGAAGCTGCAGGGCCGGGCGCTGGCGGCGACGGCGCCGACGGATGGCCAGGCGGTGGTGTGGGATGATGCGGGGAGCACTTGGAAGCCGGGCACGGTGAGCGGGGGGAGCGGGGGAGGGATTCCGGCTCCGGCCACGCCTGAGCAGGGGGACGTGCTGTATTACAATGGACGGCGTGGGTGGCGCGGGCGCAGGGCACGGCGGGGCAGGTGTTGGCTGGTGGGGGGCATGGGGCGAATCCGGCGTGGGCGGCGGCTGCGGCGGCGGGGATTCCGCCACCGGCCACGCCTGAGCAGGGGGACGTGCTGTATTACAACGGGACGGCGTGGGTGGCGCTGGCGCATGGCACGGCGGGGCAGGTGTTGGCGAGTGGGGGGCATGGGGCGAATCCGGCGTGGGCGGCAGCGGGTGGGGGAACTGATGCGGCGGCACTGCATGATGATGTAACGGGTGAGATCCATGCGATCACGGCGAAAGCCACGCCGGTAGCGGCTGATGAGTTGGTGATCGAGGATAGTGCGGACGGTTGGACTAAGAAACGGGTTGCGATTAGCAGTTTGCCGGCGGGCGGCGGCGCTCCTACGGATGCAGATTATATCGTCGAGACAGCGAACGCTGGGCTGTCGGCGGAAAGCGTGCTGGGCACGACGGTGATCACGACGGCGGCCTATGCCAGCCGGCCAGCGGCGGCGAAGGCGGGTCGGATCTTTCTGCCCAGTGATAGTTTTTTCCTGGAGCGTGACACGGGAGCGGCGTGGGCGCCATGGGGGCCGATATTTCCGATGACGCCACCATTGAGTGGTGATTTCGCATGGGTGAATCAGGGTAGCGCAAGCCTGGATACAACATACGGGGGGGTGTACTTGCTTGCGCCGGCGGTATCTGGCGATCAGTGGCGATGCCTGGTCAAGGCCGCTCCGGCTACGCCATATACGATTACGGCTGCAATTTTGCCCCATCTGTTCGTGGCGAACTACAATCAATGCGGCTTGTGTTTCAGGCAATCGAGCAGCGGGACACTCGTGCAGTTTTCGTATGGGTCTGCCGGAAAACTGACTATCAATAAGGTGACTAACCCTACCACTTGGTCTGCAGCGTATGCCGAGATCGGCACGACGCCAGGGTCCCCTTTGTGGCTGCGTATTGCGGATGATGGGGTTAATCGTGTTTGCTCTTGGTCAGCGGACGGCCGGCATTGGCATGTGGTCCATTCTGTGAGTCGAACGGACTTTCTGACTGCGGATCAAGTAGGATTTGCTGCCGACAGTAACAACGGAACTTATCCGGCTGGCATGACTTTGCTTTCCTGGGTGGAGGCATGATTTAGTAGTGGCCGAGCAACGCAAGCCGATTTTGATCCTGGAAGATAATGACGAGTGGCGGATGCTGTTGACGATGCTGTTGACGCATCGCGGGCTGCGGGTGGTGGGCATCGGCAGGGATCCGGGGCTGGGTTTTGACTGGACGCGGTTCCAGGTGGTGGTGTGCGATTGGATGCTGGCGGGAGTGGATCCGCCCCTGGTGTTCGAGCGCTATCTGTTGCCTTTGGACCCGGCTGAGCGGCCGAGGTTGGCGGTGATGTCGGTGGTGGAGGAGCGGATGTTGGAGCCGGCGTTGCGCCGGTTGCGCGTGGCGGCCAGCGAACCGGTGCCGTATCTGGATAAGACGTGGGCGATGCAGAGGCTGTTTCAGGCGATTCAGGAGTGTTTGTGAACCTATTGTTGATTGCGCCGAATGCGACGCTCCAGACGACGCAGGAGCTACTGACGGCGATGTCGGGGATGCAGGTCGAGTCGTTGACGTGTCCGGTGACGGCGCGCGAGGTGTTGAGCCAGATCGCGAGCGATAAGTACGACGGGATCCATTTCGCCGGGGATAGCAGCGCCGGCGTGTTGCAACTGACAGATGGGCCGCTGGCAGTGGAGCTGCTGACGAGTGCGCTGAACGGGCTGCACTGCTTGCGGTTTGTGATCCTGAATAGTTGCGATTCGCTGGCGAGTGCGGTGGACATTTATATGCAGTCCACGACGCCACGGGTGATCGGCTGGCCGCACCAGGTGAGTGATGCGGCGGCGCAGGCGTGGGCGGTGACGTTTTATCGGAGCTATCGGCTGTCGCAGAATTTGAACGATGCGCTGCATAGCGCCAATGAGATGCTGGCGCGGTTTTATCCCGATAGCGAGGAACCCCGTCTGCTAAACGGCCGGCTGGCGACGCTGCATGCGCGCGTGGATGATCTGGAACTGCTGCTGAAGACTCGGAGCCGGATGTTCGTGCCGACGTGGCTGGTGTTGGCGGTGGTGGTGCTATGCGGGCTGCTGCTGTGTGCGCTGTTGTTGGCGCTGGGGATCACCTGAAGTAACAGATTCGACGGCGGTTCTGGGCGATGGTGAAGCGCTATAGATGGGCAGATGTGTCATCAGCCCAGGGTGCGGGGATCGGAAGCACGCCCCTTGGGGGCATGCCTCCGATCCCCGCAAGAACACGTAGATCCATAGTGGCATATTCGATCTGGACGCGATCGGGCCAGACCAGGACTTGACGCAGGAGCCGTTGAAGGGCGCGGCGGGCGACGGGGACGGTCTGGCCTTCGATTTGGGTGCGCATTTCGTTGAGGATGTGGGCGACGGTTGCGGGTTGGCCCAGGATGGCGCCGAGTTGCTCCTGTTGGTCAAGTTCCCCCAGGCGTTGCCGGAGTTGCTTTAGTTCTTTTTCGCGTTCACGCAGGCGGGCGGTGATGGTGGCCGCGTCGCCGTCTAGTTCCAGGGCATCGAGGAGTTTGGCGACCGCACGTTCCGTTTGGCCGATGGAACGGGCGGTCGCTGCGCGTTCGGCGAGGATGGCGGGGTCTTTGAGGCGTTCCTGGACGCCGGCCAGGAGGGCGCGGATGTGGGCGGGGGTGAGCACCTGGTCGAGGACTTGGGCGAGGACGGCGTGGTCGACGGCGTCGGCGTTGACGCGGCCGAGGGGGCAGGCGGGCTGGCGGCAGCGGTAGGCGCGGTGGGAGGGGGTGGTGGCGTGGCTGGGCCGGCGGTCGGTGGCGCATTCGAGGGGGTGGCCGCAGTGGCCGCAGTGGGCCAGGCCGGAGAGGAGGAAGGGGGAGACGCTCCGGCGGGCGTTGCGGGCGGTTTCTTGGCGCGGTTTGATGCGGGCCTGGACGGCGTCCCAGGTGGCCTGGTCGACCAACGGTTCCAGATGGCCGGTGAACTCTTCGGCGCCGAGTTTGAGGATGCCGAGGTAGCTCCGGTTGCGGAAGAGGCTGACGTAGCTTTCTTTGGCGCCGAGCAGGTTGACTTCGGCGTGGATCTCGCCGTAGGTGGCGCCCTGGGCGGCCAGGGCGAAGGCGCGGGTGACGCGGGGGCCGGTGGCGGGGTCGATGAGCCAGCGGGAGACGGTGCGGGGTGAGCCGTCGCGCTTGTGGCCGATGACGACTTTTTCGGCGCGGTAGCCGGTGGGCGGGGTGCCGCCGGGGGCGTAGCCGGCTGCGACGTTGGCGCGCAGGCCGCGGCGGACGTGGACGCTCATGTCGTCGAGGAAGGTGCGGTTTTTCCAGTCCTGGAAGGTTTCGATGATGGCCATGAAGGGGCCGACGGGGACGGGGTCGGTGATGGAGAGGACCTGGACGTTGTGGCGGCGCAGTTCGATGCGGTAGAAGGCGGCGTCGTATTCGTCGCGGCCCCAACGGCTGGCGGCGTAGGTGACGACGCCGGCGACGGGGGGCGGGGTCTGGCGGCAGGCGTCGAGCATGGCCTGGAAGTCGCTGCGGCGGGCGTAGTCGCCGGAGGCGACGGCTTCGTCGATGTACCAGCCGGCGATGATGAGGCCGTGGGCGGCGGCGTAGCGTTCGATTTCGGCGCGCTGTTCGGCGACGGAGCGTTCTTGGGCGTTGCCGCCGGAGTCGCGACAGTGGGCGTAGATGCGGTCGCCGGGCTGGAGCTCGCGGATTTTGAGGGCGGTGGTGGTTTTACGGCGCGGCATGGTTCAGGCCAGTAACGTTCATCCTCGGTTTCCCCTTTATGGACAGGCGCACCCCTGACCGACATTACAAGTTTTATTTAGGGCGATACAGCTATCACCACAAGGTTTGCTATTGGAACCGCAATATTTGCAGCACACACGCGCAGGTGGAACGGCGGGGGCAGCGGGCGCACTGGTGGCCGGTGGGGCGGTGGGGATCACCGCGGCGACGGGGACGATGGGGGCGGCGGCGACGAGGGCGCCGAAGATCCAGGCGCCACTGCGCAGTTGATACCAGTCGCCGGCGGGGTTGCGGCCGATGATGTCGAGTGCTTGACCTTGGGCGGCGGCGCCGATAGTGTTGTAGTTGGTGCCGGGGCCGGCGCGCAGGTTGGCGGCGGTGTTGTCATCGGTGTGGACGGTGGG